CGGGTTTCTTATCTGCGTTCATCGGCGATGTTTGTTCATCTGGCTGAGCGGTGAGTCTATCTGTGCACCTGAGGCATCGGCAACCTGTGCTGGCCGGTTGATTACGCGCCTCGGCGTCTCGGCTCATGCAATTCGGTTCCTGATATAAACTTGCTACGCAAGGCACAACGCATTCAAGCGAACAAGCCCGGACCCCGAAAGGGGTGCCGGGCTTTCTTTTTATGGAGTGAACATGGCAATCACGGCAGACAAAGAATTCCTGATCCGGGTCAAGGCCGACATCCAGGATGCTGTACGGCAGATGCGCCAGATGCAGCAGGCGACCGCCGGGCAGGGCCGCGAGGCACGTGAGCAGCAGCAGGCCGTCGGCTCGCTTGGGAGATCTTACGGCTCGCTGACCGCAGCGGTCGCCGGTTACGTCACAGTCAGCACTGCGTTGCGTCAGGTACGCATTGCTGATGAGTATGCCCGCACCCAGGCGCAGATCGAGCGCACGACCCGGGCGCAGGGAGATTACAACGCTGTATCGCGTGAGCTGTTTGAAATCAGCCAGAGAAACGGAGTACTCCTGAAGGACACCGTTGGGCTGTTCCGCGGGATAGTGAGGTCAGCCGAACAGCTCGGCGCCACGCGAACTGACGTAATCGAGGTCACCAACGCCATCCAGCAGCTGGCGGTGATGGGCGAGGCGGGGCCGCAGCAGCTCGCCGGCGCGATGCTGCAGCTGCAGCAGTTGTTCAGCGGCGTCACGGTGCAGGCTCAGGAATTCAACAGCCTGATCGATGCTACGCCCGACCTGGTCGATGCGATCGCGCGTGGCATGGGCAAGACGCGCGGCGAGCTGATCCTCGCGGTCCGCTCCGGCGAGGTACTGGTCAAGGATGTGTTCGGGGCAATTCAGCGCGAGGCCCCGCGTGTCGCCGAAGAAATGCGCAGCGTGCCGGAGAACCTGACCCGCTCCAGCAACCAGCTGGCAAACAGCTGGGCACGGTTCATCGGTGAGGCGAACAAGTTCAACCCGGTCGGCCGTGAAGGCATGGCCCTGACCCAGGAATGGGCTTTCTTCATGGGCGATATGGCCGACCGGCTCGCCGAGTCAGGCCCCTACGCCAAGCGCCTGGTGGAAACCTCGTCCGAGGGGCTCGCGCTGCGGGCGAAAGAGAAAATGTTGCTCGAATCGATTGCCCGGCTGCAGAAGCAGGCGCTCGAGTTCGAGCAGCAACGCGGTCGGGCCAATACCGTGCTGGTGGCGTCGATCGAACTGCAGAAGAAGAAGCTCGAAGAAGTGCAGGCCAAGCTGCGCCCGCCCGAGCAGGCCACCGGTGGGCCCGATGCGCCGCCAGCGCCCGATCCGGATGCAGAGAACCGCCAGCGGCGCATCGAATCTCTGACCAAGAGCCTGGCCGAGATGGCAGCCACTTACAGCCTGACCGCCGAACAGGTGTCGCTGTACCGTCTGCGCCAGGAGGGCGCGACCGAGGCCGATATCAAGGCGGCCCAGGCCTCCATTGCGGTGATCGACGCCAAGCGCCGCCAGGAGCAGGCGCAGCGCGATGCCGAGACGGCAGAGCGCGAGGCGAAGCAGAAGGCCAGAGAGGCAAAAGAGGACGCGGATCGGCTCAATGCCGAGCTTGATGCGCAGGCACAGTACTGGCGCGACCTGGTCAACCCGGCCAACGCCTATCAGCGACAGCTTGAACAGATTGAAACGCTGTATCGGGGCGGCAAGCTGTCGGCCGAGGAATATGCTGAAGCCCAGGCTCGCGTCAAAGAGGGCCTCGACGCGCTGGGACAAAAGGCCGAGGAGACCGGCGACAAGGTCGACCAGTTTGCGATACAGGCAGCACGCAACATCCAGGACGCCCTTGGCGACACGCTGTTCAACGCCATGCGCGGCAACTTCGACAATATCGAGGATGCCTTCCTTGGCATGCTGCAGCGCATGGTGGCCGAGGCGCTGGCGGCAGACATCAACAAGGCGCTGTTCGGCGACGTCGCCGGCTCAGGAACGGTGAGCGGTGTCGCCGGAAACCTGCTCACCTCGCTGTTCGGATCGGTATTCCACTCCGGCGGTATCGTCGGCAGCGGCACTGCCCAGGTGCGCGCGGTGTCGCCGCTGGCTGCCGCCATGGCCCCGCGCTACCACGCCGGCGGGGTTGTGGGGCTGGCCCCGGACGAGCGGGTCGGCGTGATGAAGGTCGGCGAGGAGGTCTTGACGAAGTCTGATCCTCGCCACCTTTTCAACGGCGGCGGCTCTGGCCGTGCGGTCAATGTCAACGTGACGATGAATCTGCCAAATGTGCGCGACGTTGAGACGTTCAATCGGGACAAGGATTCCATGTTGCGTGAACTTTCTCGCGCGATTCGCATTGCCGAGAGAAAAATTTGATGCCGCTCATCGAACTCATCATCGACGATTCTGCCGTTCAGCGCGCATTCAACGCGGCCCCTGCACTTACAGAGCAGGAACTCGAACGCGCGATTCGCCGGGCTATCGGTTTGATCGGCAACACTGCGCGTAGCGGTGCGCCCGAGCATCATGGGATCCTGCGGAACAGCATTAAGATCCGTTACGTAAAGCCCCTGACGGGAGAAGTCTCGTCCGGTGTCGACTATGCCAGGATGGTGGAAGAAGGAACCGGTCCTGGTGGGCGCCCACCGTTGCAGAGCATCAGCGACTGGATCAAGCGCAAAGGGATGCAGCCGCGTGATCCATCGATGGACGACCGTGATCTGGCATTCGTTATCGCGCAAAGCATCGCGATGCACGGTACTTCCGCGCAACCATACATGCAGCCGGCACTTGAGAAGCATCGTGATTCAGTTATTCGTCTCGTGGACGAAGCAGTCGATCGAGCTTTGAAGCGAATGCGCGACGCGTGAACATATTGAGTTTGGCGAAATCGCTCCGTCCCTCTCCGCCTTAACGAATTATGTCTTCGAATCGCAAACCGCGGCGCTGGCACCATTCGCGGCACTTGCGGAGCGCCGCCAGCTCGATCTGGCGCGCGCGTTCTGCCGTTACGCCGAGTTCTTTTGCGACCTCTCCCAACGTTGCGCCCTCTGGTCGCGCATGGGCCTTGTGCTTTGGCATCGTCTGCCCCAAAAAAGGGGGCCATCCGGCCCCCAGCTGTCACAGCTATTGAATCCAGATTGTGAGCGGCGTTACCGGGCGACGCGTGCCGAACTCGAGTAAAGCGTGATCGTGGTCAACGCGGCACGCAGCGGGGTCGGCGTGTGGATTGCGATCCACTGATCGCCATAGGCCGACTTTTTCCCTGTGAACCGACCGCTTGGCCCACGCTCGCTCTCCAGCGAGCTCAGCACCCAGGGTTTGAGCATGCGGTAGCGCGTGGTTCCACGTTGGCCGATCAAAACCCGGAGATCACCGAAGTGATTGCCAGGGCCATAGACCTTGGACGCCGGGACATCCTTGATTGACCCAAGGTCGCCGGTCATTGCGAGCGCCGTGCCAGGTCTCTTCCAGTTCTCGCCGAATTTCTTGGCCTGCTCGACCGCGGTCATCACGGAGCCCGACATCAACGCCATGTCGGCCACATAGAAGCGCTCATCCTCGATCTGCGATTTCCGCAGGGCAAACCGGTAGAGGAAGCTATCCCAATGCGTTTCGAGGTCCGTGTTCACCGGCAGGTCGGTGTCGAACTTGTAGGTGTTCGATGCGTAGCTGTAGCTGATGGTGTACGCGGTACCGTCAGCCGGGATCTGCACGTCGCCTGCCTCGTCCACCAGGTAGATCTCGCCGAGGTTGTAGTCCAGCACGTAGTAAGTGCCTGCCGCCTGGTCGCCGGTTCCGTCGTATGCCTCGATGGCCGTGCTGTTGTAACTGACCGTGACCGGGTACAAGGTGCTGCCGATCTGGTTGCCCTGCAGGTCCAGAAGCCTGCGCGGGCGGACCACCGGAAAGTTGGCCAGGATGAAGACCGTCTTCGCGTCATCGGCCTGCAGCTCGAGATTCTCGTTGGTGATGGCCACGGCGCCGTACTCGTCCGCGGCGCCGAGCATGGCGTTGAACAACAGCTGATTGGTGTCCTCGCCGATGATGCGCGAGGCATTCATCTGATTCTCGGCGAGTGCGTCCCAGTTGATCAGCTTGGCCCCGGTCAGGTGGCGCAGCTCATCCGATACTTCGAATCCCAGCTTCTGCGGAATCGGATAAGTGGTGTCGATGGCCTGCTTGATCCCGGCGCGCGGGATCTCCGCGCCCTCATAGACCCGCGTATTTGCGGGGCCTGCCGCTGTCTGATCGCGGTAGCTGTACGGGATTTCGACGGTACTGGCGAACTTCGCAGAGTCCGCGTCGACGAACTGCAACGCCGTCAGCCTGTACAACGCCTCGCGCAGCATCGTGCGTTCGTAGATCGCCGGGACGGCGGCATCGGACACCACGCCGCTGCCACCGGAAAGGAGCCGGTCTTCAGCGAGCAGGCGCGGGCTGTGCTCAACGTCGAACCGGGCCATGATCTTGTCGATCTTTTTCGCGACGTCGTCGCTCATCGACCCGCCGAAGGCGGCTAGACGGCGATCATCCGGCAGCCGATCCAAGCCGAGCCGGCGATCGACAGCACCTTGTAGGTGTCGGACCTCGTTAAACACGCTGTGTGTGGTTTCTCTGGGCATCGTTCGTTTCTCATTCGTTTTTGGTAAACCGTCAGGCGGAACGCTCGCCACAAAAAAAGCCCGGCCCCCCATCGGGGACCGGGCTTCTTCGCTTGGTCGCGTTATGCCTTGCTCTTGGCGAAGGATAGCATCGTTTGGGTGCCACGCCACCGCGGTGCCACCGCGGTCGCACCGCGGTCGCACCGCGGTGAAGCGCTATCATTCCTGAATGCGTCGAGGGTGCTGCAGATGAAGACTCGTGAGTGCATCAACTGCGTGTATCGCGTGGATAGTGATGGTGCGAACGTGCCAACGTGCCTGGCGTTTCCCGACGGCATCCCGGTGGTGATCCTGCTCGGCGAATTCGATCACCGCAGGCCGTACCCGGGTGATCACGGGTTCCGGTACCGGCCGGCGGACAGGTGCGGTGCAGAGGAGCGCGCCAGGTAGACCCTGCGCCGGCCGAACCGGGCGGCCAGAAGCGCCGATCTCGTTCGAGTGCAGATCACCAGGTACCCACCCCCGACCAAGAGGCCGAAGAGAGGTCTTGCCGACCCCCCACCCCTGGCGCGCAGCACGGTGGACGTGGACACAGTGCTGCGGCACGCGATTCCTGGCTGTAAGGCGATTCCTGCAGCCTGAATCGATGAAATCCATGCCATGCCGGACGATGATGCGCACACGGCCGACGCAGGGAGCAGGGCTCCCGAAGTCCTGGCCCACGCGCCCCGCACAGCGGGGCGTCCTTGTCTCAGGCGTGCCGTGCACGGCAGTCGAGTCCGGACGCGCCGGAAGGTCGAATCCTGCGGTGTGCAGATTACCGGGTACCCACCCCCCCGCCAGGGGCCCGTAGATTGCCCTGCCGACCCCCCACCCATGCCTGTAGCACCGTGCTACACCCCGCGCAGCCTCTGGCGTGTGAGAATTGGTCGCGACGTCATGCGAGACCGATCGGACTCCAGGCAGACACCGAATGTACAAAAAGGTACACCTTTATTGACACGGCCAAAACGGCGGTCTACCTTGTTCAACAAGTCCAGCGCGGAAATCTGGACATGCTCAACAACGATAGGTGGCATTGATGAACAAAACCAAGGGCGTACTGATCGGCTATGCCCGTGTCAGCAGCCAGGACCAGGACTACGCTGGCCAGGTGGCCGCCCTCGAGGAGATTGGCTGCACTGAGGTATTCGCGGAGCGGGTGTCGGGAAAGGACAAGGACGGGCGCCCGAAGCTACAGGAACTTCTTCGCTTCGCCAGGAAGGGCGACACGGTGCACGTGACAAAGCTCGATCGCCTGGCGCGTAACGCGAAGGATGCGATCGAGATCGCCGACCAGCTGCAGGCGAAAGGTGCCGGTTTGGTGATCCATGACATCGGCGGTGTGGACATCAACAGTGACGTCGGGCGCCTGGTCTATACGGTGCTGGCCGCTGTCGCAGAGATGGAACGAAAGCGCATCCGCCAGCGCCAGCGCGAGGGCATTGACCGCGCGATTGCGGAGGGGCGGCTCCTTGGCCGGCGGGAAGTGCTGACCCCCCAACAGAAAGCCGAGATCCGCGACCTGGTCGCCGCAGGCGAAACGAAGAAAGCCATCGCGCAACGGTATGGCGTCTCGCGAACCACGGTCTACACCGCGCTGGGCGACCCCCAATGAAACACGCTCCGGAACCACCGATAGCAACTGGAAATGCCAAAGCACGTGAGAAGCGGGCCAGATCTCACGTTCTTTCAACATCCCGGGCAGGGCCCGGTAACCCAACCCAGAAAGGAGATCGCAATGAAGCATCACCACAGAAGCGCAGGAGAAGACCAGTCGCCGGAACGAAGGAACGCCGAACTCAAGGCTCGCCTTCAGCACGTTCTCGGCGAGCTGGACGGGATACTTGATCAGATCGAAACAGCGCCCGAAGGGCTCAATCCTCTCGTTCATCACGACGTTAAAGGGGCATGGGAAGCAGTCGACGAACTACTGCTCAACTTTGAAGGCTGGACGAGCTCCAGTCCGCCGACCAAGGCGGCAGCGTAGCCCGCACCGCCAGGGCCCAGCTTGAAACCTCCAGGATGCCCGTCCTGGAGGTTCTGGACGTGAGGAAAAGTGGAAGTCTCACGTCCCATCATCTTCGCCGCCCATCGACCGCTGAAGCTCCGCCAGTGGCCTGACCAGGCGCCCCAGCAGCTCATCTCGGAACATGGTCACGAACGCCTGCAACCGCAGAAGTTTTATGCACCATCGTTTTTGATTTCGAAATTTTTGCGAGTTCTGGAGGCTTGCAGATCCACCCGCCAACATCGGGAATTACTACGTTCGGCAGAAAGAGCAGGGGCGGACAATCTGGGTTTTATGCCTCGACACTCGCCAGAAACAGGCCCCACAGCCGGCCAGGGGCAGAGAGTTTGCCGCATACGTGAGAAACGGTCGGAACCTCACGTGGTTCCAGAGCGTCGCCGAAGGTGGGCAGCCAGCCCCGTCATTGGCGTTTGGATGTGCGCCAGCGGGTTTGCCCGTTCGACGATCTCTCGCAGGCGACGCTGCGCCAAGTGTACGTAGACCGCGGTGGTGCTTGGATCCCGATGTCCCAGCAGCGTGGCGATCGTGTTTTGATCGACATCATGCTCGGCGAGCTCGGTCGCGAACAGGTGCCGCAGCGCATGCGGGTGCAATGCGTTTTCCGGGATCTTGGCGCGCTGACCGCGCCGCCGAATCATTCGCCATACAGCTGCTGTGCTCAGGCGGCGGTGTTCGCCTGCATACCGCCAAGCCGGTATCTTGCGATTGCCCGTACTCACGAACACCACCTGGTCCCCGTTGGGCATCGACCGGTCGATGTGATCAAGTTCTGGATGCCCAAGATAGGCCCGCAGCATCAAGCCGGCTTCATCTGGCAGCGGCACCAGGCGTTCGTGCCCACCCTTCTCGCGCACACGCAGGGACAGGGCATCTCGACCGCTTTCGGTTGACTGTGCGACCAGGTCACTCTCATTCAAGGCAACGAGTCCGGAAACGCGGAGGCCGGCGCCGGCCAGTACACTGATCAGCGCAGCGTCTCGCACGCCCAGGAATTCATCTAGCGGGCATGCAAGGAGGAGGGCCTCGAGCTCACGGCGCTGTATCACATGCGGCAACGTGCGCCCCGTGCTCGGGTAGGCCAGCCCAGCGGCCGGATCCTGGCTGATGAGTCCTCGATGGTGCGCCCATCGGTAGAACCCGCGGATTGCAGCAACGTGCGGTCGGCGTGACCTGGCGCTAACACCCTGCTGGTGTAGCTCGACGCCGACGAAGGCCTCGATGTCATCCAATGACGCGGAGTCCAACCGCAGGCTGCGGGCCTCGAGGAACCCCTCGAGGCGCCGCAGGATGCGTGCGTAGGCCTGCGCTGTCTGCTCAGACCGAACGCGGTTCATCTCCAGGTAGAGATGAAAATCGTCGATCACGCGCTTGCTTCAAGATACAGCCGGTTCTCGACCTTCAAGAGCCGCTGCACGTGTCCCAAACGCAGGTACTCGCCGCGCTCGACCCCAGCCACGCACTGGGTATCAACCAGGTGGGCCTCCGCGGCGAGCTGACCCCAGGCTACAGGGCTGTGGATCATCAAGAGATCATCGGAGCCCCGGCCTGCGGAACGCAGATGCTCTCGCATCTCGTGGCGGGATTTCGCGACTTCGCGGATTTGGTCATCACTGACCGCGGCCCACTCATCGTCTTCTATCGGGTCGTGCAGCGTCTGCACCGCGGCCGTGATCTGTCCATGCAAGATGCCGATCGCGCGCACGCTGAACCAGCCTTCGCGCGGCGAGAAGTAGATCCCACCCTCGACGGGTTGGGGGTTAGGCCATTCGTTTGTGACGTTGTCGTTGGACATAAAGACCTCCTCGGGTCTGTGTTGATGCGCTATTGCGCGGTAATGCGGCTCGACAAGAGCCGGCTCGTAAGTTCTGAATTTGGTCAGCGCTCATCTCCGTAGGGGTTCCAGCTTTCACGGCTTGCCGTCATTCCCTTGACCGGGCCGGCATATGACCGGAACCTCACTCGCTCAAGCTGAGCGGCCAGGATTGCGCGTCCCGCTGGACCGCTGCGCTGCTTCGCCAGATCGACCACTCTCAGCCCGTCGAACAATTCCTCGTCGCGGTAGATCAATGCCACGATGTCAGCGTCCTGCTCGATCTGCCCAGACTCTCGCAGGTCGGCTAGGGTAGGCCGCTTGTCATTGCGCGACTCGCTTGCGCGGTTCAACTGGGACAGCGCGATAACTGGACAGGCCAGTTCTTTCGCCAATGCCTTCAACGCACGTGACACAGTGGCGACTTCCTCGTGCCGGCGCTCGGCCTTGGCGCGCACAAGCTGGAGGTAATCGACAACCACCAGGCCAAGCCCGTGCCGCCGCTTGGCTCGCAGAGCGCGTGCGCGGATCTGCTGAACGTGCAGCGCTGGGGTGTCGTCGACAAGCAATAGTGCGTTTCTTAGGCTTTCCAGGGCCGGAAGAAACGCCGGATCCGACACGTCACCCTGCAGAATCGTCGAGAGCGGAATCCCCGACAGCGACGACACGAACCGATCGAGCAGCTCCCGCTCCGTCATCTCGAGCGAGAAAAACAGCGCCGGCTCGCCTAATCGCACGGCCACGTGCTCGGCGATGTTGCCAGCAAGAGTCGTCTTGCCTTCGCCGGGACGTGCCGCGATCACGATCAACTGCCCAGGTCGCAGACCGCTGGTCAGCTGGTCGATGTCGGCGAAACCCGTCTTCAGTCCGCGGACCTTGCCCTCCGCGCGTGCCTCCAACTCGGCGACGTAACCATCACTCAGGATCTCTGCGAGGCTGCGCGGTCCGCGCTCACCCCGGTGTTCACTCAAGGTCAGGAAGCTCGCCTCCGTGTCGGTGACGATCTCGGCCGGTGCGTCGCCCTTGTATGCGCGACCCACGGCCGCCGAAGCGATGCGAATCAACTCGCGTCGGTCGGCGTGCTCGCGGACTATGCGTGCATAGCTGGCGACGTTCAGCCCTGGCGGTGTTGTCTCAGCAAGCTCGCCCAAGTACGCGAGGCCGCCGACCTCGTCCAGATCGCCGACCCGCTGGAGCTCATCGTTCAGAGTGATTACGTCGACCGCTGCGCGTTGCTCTGCCAAGCGTTCGGCAGCTCTGAAGACCAGCATGTGGCGTCGATCGAAGAATGCCTCAGCAGTCAGCAAGGCGGATGCGGTGGGCCAGGCGCGAGGAAAGTCCACCAGGGTTGATCCTAGCACCGCCTGCTCCGCCATTAGCGAACAGGGCGGGCGGCGTAGGGTTAGCGCGTCGTTCTCGTTCAAGCAATGGCCCTCCGTCGTTGATCCGTACCGCGCTCGATCACCTTGTCGAAGTTCGACCGCTTCATGAGCCATCCCAAGTCTGCCCGCCACCCCCTTGCATTTTCGCCAAGGTGAAACGGGCTGACGCGCACGGCCTCGAAGAACCAACGCCAGAACCGGAGGTTGCGGTGGCGCTCGTCTTCACGCCAGCGGGCTTGTAAGTCGCGTGCACGGGTAGATCCTTGCCAGCGTGCAGGTTGAACTCTGGGAAGCTCCGGAAGAACCTCGTGATAGATTGCGATGACTTCGGCATGCGGGCAGGTCGGAATCGAATGTTCCGACTTCTCTTTGGGGGTTCTTGATGGTTCTTTATGGTTCGTGGCGCACTGTGCACCTGTTATGGGGGCGGCGTGCACCTGTTTAGGGGGCAGCGTGCACCTGTTGTCTTCTTCATCAGGCGCATTGCGCGCCTGTTTAACTGGCGCGCAATGCGCCTGTTTTTCCGTCTGTACCTGGTACCGCGTCGAGTGCCCGGCGCCGCCGATGCTGCGTGACCGGTTGACCAGGCCGTCATGTTCCAATGCACGGATCTTTCGCTTGACGGTCGATTGGTCGAGCCCGGTCATCGCGGCAATGCGCGAGAGAGAAGGCCAGCAGGTTCCGCTGTCGTCGGCATGGTCGGCAAGGCACAGCAGGACCAACTTCGCTGCATGGTTGAGCGGCTGCGCCCATGCCCATCGGAGCGCGTCGTTGCTCACGCGATCCCACCGTTGGCGAAAATGCGCTGCGTGCCGGGACAAAGAGGGAAGGGCGTCGCTCGGTACGATCGGTTCCATGTGGAACCCATTTTCTGAGCTGCGGCAATTGTTGCAGGCAGCCGCTCTCCGTATGCCGGACGGTAGTCACCGGCATCGCCGTTTCTTTCCATGGTGCTCCCTCAGCAGTTGCGCTGGGCAAGCTGTGGGGCTTTGTTCGGTAGCGTGCTATCCTGTTGGACAACACGGGTTCCGTGCCCGCTGTTTTTCACGTCGCCATTGATCTTCGAAGCCGCGCTGACCACGCGGCTTTTTTCTATCTGGTCTTCGCAAGGGGCGCCTATGCAGGTCACGGCCGCCCTCCGATGCAGCGTCGTGGTAAAGCTGCCTCGCCACCGTTTTCCCAGTCAGCCAGCGCGGTTGTTGGGATCACTCGCCGCACGCCAACTTTGAATGACTTCAGTCGCCCGGAGTGAATCTCGTCGTAGACCTTTTGGCGAGAAAGGCCATACATCACGCTCACTTCATCAACGCTGTAGCCACGTTTAGAAGGTTGGTCGCTCGTTTGATTGTTGAAGTGATTTCTCATAGTTCGCCCCTCCAGATTTACGCCACTGGCCTAGCGGAGTAGCCGCTAGACTGTGGCGAGATCGTAACTAGGGGGGCGAGATGAGCGTGAGGACAGAATTACTCAATATTTGTCCGCTGGATTTTTGACGAGAAGGCATTTTTGTGGGTCTTTGGCGAAGTTTCTCCGAACATGACGAGCAAGCGTCTGTGCGTAATCTTCAATATCGTGGCTGTAGTTTGGCGGCAGCAGTTCTTTGTGAGATTCGCAGGCTAGCCTGTAACCTGCCTCGAGCGAGGAAGTCTTTCCGGTCCAAGTGCAATCGACAGCCATTGCGTAGAGGAGCCATTTCTTGTCCCTCTCGAGGGACACCGCAGGCGGTTTCTCCAGGGTCCCAGCGACCCAAGCCATTGTGAGTGCTTCCTGGACGTCTTTGTGCTTGAAAAGGAGGGGGTATCTTTCGAGTACCTGGTCGAAAGTCAATTCGCCGCGACGGATCCGCGCTAGGACAAACGAAGCTTCTTTGTCCATCCACGTCTTGGTAAAGACGCTCCACACTCTGCAGGCCAACGGACCGCTGATTCGACCATTCGCACCGAGATGTTCGACCTTTGGCCAGAAATCCTTCCAACCAAATTGATTGAGGTGGGCATAGGTGTGCTGATCGAGCGAAAGCTCGAGGCCGTCCTGATGAAGCGCAACGTCGTTTACAGAAACGGAGTTCCCGCCGAATTTCATGGTGAGATAAGTGGCGATAGCCCGACGGACATTCACCGGGACTTCAACTATTTCTTCTCCAACACGGTATGTGAAACGGATCAT